CTTACATCTAATTTTATCTTAACATATTTTTCTGCATAATCTTCATCCTCTAAACTCTTTTCATTATTGTATTGTTCCCAATCAAAATCTAATAATTGTTCAAAGTTTTCTAATTCTTGTTTTGAATAAGGCATTGTCTTTTCTAATTCATCAACATCAAACTCCTTTCCAATTTCATTTAACAACTCTGCTAATTTTAAATTGTCAGTATTAAATTTAGTTTCATTTGTTTCTATTGCTACTTTTTGTGCCTTTACATCACTTATCTTTCCTAAATTATAACAATGCACCTTTTTTTGTTTTAAGTCCTTTAAAACGCTTAATCTGTGATTTCCGTTTACAACTTCATAAAAGCCTGTATCTAACTCACGAATAATAATGTTTTCAATTTGTCCGTTTCTTTTAATGTTCTCTTTTAATTTTTCTGTCAAAGTTTTATTCTCCTCTTTGTAATTCCAATCTGCTTTTACAAGTTTTGATATTTGTATATCGTTCCAACCTTTTTTCATAATATATTTTTTATTGGTTCGTAATTATAATGTTTGTTGTTAATATATGTATTTAAACAGCTATATGCTTTTGCTCCAAAAAACATATTAAAATTGTATTCTGTATCTAATAATTCTTCTCTTGCGTTTATATATTCATCTCTTTTTAATTTAATATAATTTTGATATTGTTTGTTTGATATTTTGATTTGTTGTAACTTAAATCCATTAAAAATACTTGCTGTTCCAAATCTTGCAGAGCTAAACCAAGATGTGCTATCGCAAGAATAATATCCTTTTTGCTCCATTAAGTTTTGTTGAGTGCAACCAAGTAAGTGAATTTTTATTTTAGGATTAATTTTATTTGCTTCTTTTATTAAACTAATTACAGCGTTATTTAAACTTCCTTTGCCTTTTAATACTATTCTTAATTCAGGAATAGAAATTGCTATATATGGATAGGTTTTACATAACTTTACAAAACCTTTTTTTCCCTCCTCAATATGCCAAACATATATAGTTTTTTCAATAGGATAATTTTCTTTAAAAATGTTTCTAAATCTTTTTAAACTATTTAACCCCAACACCTTATGCACATCCATTTCAACGATATAATGATTATAATTAATACTCTTTAAATCTTTTAAATACTTATGTGTATATTTTAATAAATCTTCTTCTGTATATGTTTTATGTTTCCCTGCTCCAAACATCATTGTAAACAAACCGCTATCCATAATCCAATCTCCGTGCTTTGTTTTATTATACCACTTTAACCATTTAGGATTAAACTTTTTTCTATGGACATAATAAGAAGATAAAAAATAAGGATGATTAGAATTTCTTATTATTTCTATCTTACCACCTTCATCTGCTCCTGCTAAAAATAGTTTCATAATACCTCTGCTCCGTTTTCATTGTCTTCCAACACTTTACAATAATTTAATTCAAATACATTTTTTAAATCTTTTGCAATCATTTCACAACTCATTGTTCCAAAATCTCCTTTGTATTTAGTTTCTAAATAATTAAGTATTTTATCTTTGAACATAATTATTTCAATATCTCTATCGTCGTGTGAAACTTCTTTCTTACAAGTTATGTAAAAAGTGTGCCTATGTATTGCTTTTAAATAACCTACTTCATCTAATGGACAATCTCTCCAACAATGGAGTCCTGCATATGTTAACTTAACTATTATATTTGTCATTGTGTATTTGCATTATTTCGTTTCTTGCTTTTTCGTCATCTTTAAAGAATCCAATCATCTTTGAAGTCGTTGTCCAAGTGTCGTGTTTTTTTACTCCTCGCATTTCCATACATAAATGCTTTGCTTTTAAAATTACTGCGACTCCTTTTGCTTCTAATTTTTCCATTAAAAGTTCTGCTATTTGTGTTGTAATTCTTTCTTGATTTTGCAATCTTCTACTATATGTATCTAATGTTCTTGCTAATTTACTTAAACCTACAATTCGTTTATTTGGAATATAAGCAATCGTTCCGTATCCAAAAAATGGTGCAAGATGATGTTCGCAAACTGAATAAAAAGGTATATTGGTTTGTGCAATAATTTCATCGTATTCTTCACTTTCAAAGGTTGTAAAATTAAATTCAGGAGGGGATAAAAATTCTTTCCAAAATTTAATATATCTTTTAGGTGTGTCTTTTAATCCCTCTCTTGTTGCATCTTCTCCCAAGTATTCTAATATCCTTATAACATTTTCTTCTACTTCTTTTTCTCCTGTATATTCCCAAGGAAATTCTAACCAAGTATTTTGATATTCTTTTCTTTTATCGTAAAGAAATATAAATTTTTTATCTGGATATTTTTTATGCCACCTTTTATAAGTTGTTCCACTATCGTATAAATCATCAATGATTATATGTGCTTCGTGAACATTATCCGTTACTCTACCTGTTAATCCTGCGACTATCATTCCGCCTCTTGGTATTCCATACACCAAAGTATCTTCATCAAAACAACTTGTGATTTTGTTTAATCTGTGAAACACTTCGTCCCAAGTAATTTTATAAAATTTTAAACTCCTGTTGTCTTGTTCCATAATTGTATTTGTAATCTATTTGAAAAGTTTATGTTGTTTTCAATACACAACTCACTAACTATTTTGCTATTCTGTTTTAATATCCAATCATTATCTGCCGAAGGCATTAAATAAATTAATCGCCTTGGTATATTCATAACATCAATCCATTCAGATTGTATCTCATTCCAATCTTCTTCCCTTGAAATTACAAACTTAAAGATTGCTTTATCTCCTGTTTCTGCTAATCTTTTTATCACATCAGGTTTTATTCTTCTGTTAGGTGTTTCTCCGCTATTTGATAATTTAGGACTACAATTAAATAATTCAACATTGTTTAACATTGATTTTCTTGGCATTATAGTTCCGTTGGTTTCTACTTCTACAAATGGTTTAAAGCCATATAAAAACTTAATATGTTTTAATATATCTAAAATAGGTTGTTGTTGAAGTAATGGTTCTCCTCCTGTAAAAATTAAATGTGTTCCTAATTTTAATTTATGAATCCATTTGTTTTTATCAAATAAATCTACTACTTGTTCTGGTGTATATATATTTCCTTTTGTCCATACTTCCATGCTATCACATCTCCAAGTTGCTCCATTATGTAGTTGTTTATCCTTAATCGTTCCAACACCACCACATTGTAAATTACAGGCAGTTAATCTAATAAATATACTACTCGTTCCTTGGGTTGCTCCCTCTCCTTGTATGGAGTGAAACATCTCGCTAATCCGTATCTTGTTCTTCATAATCTACTATTGATGAGGTTGTTTCTTGTAATGTTATTTTTTCTATTGGTAATAATTCTTTTACTCTTTTAAATATCCATCTTGCAAGATTTTCGGCACTTGTTGAATTATCAAATTTAACTAACTTTAATTCTGTATCTTCTTCTGACATAAATAGATGTAAGTATTTACAAAGTGGGTCGTAGGTATTTATTAATAAGCCGTGGTCTAATTCATTAATAATAGGCTTTACTAATTTATCTATGTCACTGAATAACATAGTTACTCCTGAATATGGGTCGTAAGGCAAATTAAAAGTCATTGTAACATAATAAGTGTGACCGTGTAAATTAAAACATTTGTCGTTTAGTTTTTCGTTTCTATGCCCTGCGTAGAAATGATAATTTTTTGTTATTTTAAACATCGTAATTAATATATAGTTTATGTAATTTCTTTACTCTTTTATTAAATTTTGGGTCTTCCTCTGCAAACATATGACACTCTCTGCATAATGCAGCAAGATTTTCTATTGTGTCTTTTGTTTTGCTTCCCCCCATTCCTCGTGGCTTAATGTGATGAATGTCAACTGCTGGACATTGACAAACCTCACAAGGAATATAATCATCCATTCCTAACCCAAAGTAATCTAAATAAATTTTAGTATGTTTTTTCATCACAACTTGATTCGTAAACTCTTTGCAAATTATTTAATAATTCCTTAACGCAACTTCCACAAGATGTTGCTTGTTTTTTAACTCCAAAGATTTGATTGTATAAAATTATCATTGTTTGTTGTTCTTCTTTCTTTACAATATGGAAACCTCTATCTGCAATTTGTTTATAAATTTTTTCAAATATAGATTTTTGGTCTTGTGTCATTTTTTTTGCATAAGGAAATGTTTTGTTTAACCATTCCTTTCTTTCATCGCAACCACAATCATCTCCAAAGATTCTTCTTACTAATTTCTTTATACCTGTTAATGAGGTAAATTTATCAATGCTATCGCCCAATCCTTTACTCATCTATTTTATATTTAATAAAATCGTGAACCTTTCTTATTGCTTTGTAAAGAGTGTTTTTTGGAATTTTGGTTGCTTTTGCTAATGTTGAATAAGAATGTTTATCTCTGTAATAAATTTTAAATGCTTCTACTTCAAACCAATCTAATTCGTTGAGAATTTTATCTATTTGTTTAAGCCTGATTTCATCTTTTTTCTTCTTTTTAATTTCCTTGCTATCTTTTGCTTTTAATTGACTATTTAATTCGTTATAGGTTCTTGGCTTTTTATATAATTTAAAAAACTTTGATGTGTTGCTATGGTATTGAAAAACCATCATTCGCGCAATAAAAAATCCTAATTGTTTCTTTGCAATTAAATTTAAAATTTTTTCTTCTGGAAAACTTTCTAAATAAATTATAATGTCGTGAAGTAGGTCTTGGGAGTCGTTGTTTCTATTTGGGTTGAGATGTGCCGAGGTTATTTTTTGAGACATCTCTTGTAACATTGTATAATTCGTTTTCAAATAATGTTTCAAACTGGGGAACATCTTTTTTCAGAATATAAAATTCGGTATTTGAAATTCTCTCATATACTATCTCCCCTATTGTTCGAGGGTCAAAAATAGTGTAAATTTTTTTATATATAAAATCATTAACATAAAAATAATAAAACTTTCCTCCTTTATAGTAATTGTAAATTCTTGGAAGAACTCCTAAAAAGTTTTTGAATTTACTCCCTTTGAAATGGATAGTAAATAACATATATTGTGAAGAATTGTTAAAGTTCATTGTTGATATATTTGTTAATAATTGTTGTTGTTTCTTCAAACCCTTTAACACAAACAGCAAAATATCCTCTTTCATTTAATTTATGCAACCATTCTTTTTGATGTTTACTTGGATAGTTTCCTTTGACTTTTAATTCTA